AAGATAGAAACCATCAGGTCTTACATAGATGTAAGAAGGAATCAGATAAGCAGCTGAACCTTCAGTAAAATCAAAAGCTGAATCTACTAAAAGATTATCATCATCAGTAATAGCAGTAATTCTTTTTTCAACTAACACACCAGGAGTTGTAGTAGGATTAACAACTTTAATTGTATCTCCAATCTTGAAGAATCTTTGGAATGCAGCACTCGTTCCTACAACTGTTCTTTCACCATTAGTAATAGCGAGTGTACCAGGACCGGATACTTCACCCGAAAGATTACTGCTATAGAATTTATGAATTCCGGTTCCTGCAGTCAATGAAATTCCGTTGTCAGCTTGAGCATCACTTTCGCTAGCACAAATTTTGAAATGATCATCATCAATAATAGAAACCCAATAATCAGCACCATCAGTTAGACCACCAATGGCACTGCCCCCATCAGCATCATAAATTACTCTTGTTCCAGTTCCAAAATAGTGATTGGGAAGTGTTATATATGTTGAAGAAACATTTGTTGCAGAATCAAAACCTTTTGTTGATGGTGGAACTTTAAATGGAACTGTAACTTCCAATTCAGTCTCACTAACCGCTGTAGTAGTTGTGTATGAACCGTCAACTACACCAAAAGCAGCAGTTGTATTTTCAAAACTTTGAATTCCAGATCCCGTAGTTGATAATGTGATCGTCGAACCACCTGATGAAGCGGCAAGAGTAAATCTATTACCATTAATTTGAGTAAGATAATATGAAGTTCCATTACTAAGACCACCTATTTCAGTTCCAACTGTCTCATATTTTAAGACTTCTCCACTAGAGAATTGGTTATCTGCAATATAAATTGAGTTTCTAAGTGGATTGGTTTTAGTAATACTGAAAGTTTGAGTTCCAGTTGCACCAGCAAGTCTCAATGGAGATGCACCTGTGCTTGTTTTGATTCTGAAACGGTTGGCATCAATTTTGTCAATATACCATGTTCCGCTACTCGTAGTAGTTCTATTACCAGTACTGTCATAGTAATAGTGAATACTACCACTGCTTGTTAATGTAACGGCATCATTAGTATCAAGATTATGACTTTCTGAATAGAAACTATCGTTAGTAGATGTATTTCTCTTCAGAAGAGCAATGTATACGTTAGTATTACCATCAGATCCAATTCCATTAAAGTAATGGTCGATAGAACTATAGTAATAACCTTGAATATACCAGTAGTAATATTCAGTGCCGTACATATTTAAGTATCCAGTGCCATTCCAAGTTGTGGCGTAGAAAGTTCCGGTCCAATAACTTTTTGGATTTGCCCCTTGATAACCACCTACAGTATAACCATAGTTATAATTACCGTTGTTAGTGCCGTTTACACCTCGGTTTTCATGGTCAGTAAGGAAGTCATAAGTTCCCTGCCATTGTGCAGTAGTTCCTAAGGGAAGACTTTGGAGGTTATGACCATAAGTTCTCCAGCGAGTACCGAAAGCAAACATCCAGGGGTAACAGTAATAGAAGTATTGAGAACTACCATATCCACTACGATTAGTAGAGAATGCTGCTGTAAGATCCCAAGCCTGTCCACCTAATCCGAAGGTGCTATTTTGATTTCTGATGTCATATCCTGAATATGTACCACCAAAGTTCCAACCATATGTATACCAATACGCATAGCGATCACCATAAGACTTGTATTCTCTGTAAATGTTATAGACAAGACCTAAGTTATGGTTACCATAAGTAAATGTTCCGCCAGCAGAAAGGTTGACATTATAGTTTAATCTTTGTGATTGATTAAGTTTAATCCTGTTGGAATCGACTACCTCAACATAATACACCTGCATTCTTTCAGTTCCGCCAATAGGTCTATTACCAGGATTGGGGTAATAAAGCATTGCAGCCCTATTATGAAGTCCATGATTATTAATGGTAATAGTATCGCTACCATAGTCAATATCAGATTCGTCAAATCTTAATGTGTATGTTGTTTCATAGTTATATGGTACGGTCTGCGTCGGATCAGTTTGCGGTGCTTGAGTTGACTGTTGAAGAGTATCAACGAAAGGTTGACCATCAGGTGAATTTGCTGTGGGATCAACAACATCAAGAACTTTTGGTGATACTGTGTTTACAAAATAGAAGTTTGTGTTGTCAGCAAATCCATGTTCTGCTGAAGTTGTCAGAAGAACTTTAGATTGTGTAGCGAATACAACATTTAAATTACCAGCACCACCCATTCCGGCGTGAGATGCACAGTAATAATATAGCGTAGATGCTGATGGTTGTGTGTTTGTAATGTAAATTCTTACATAAGCACCTGCATTTCCTTCTGTTCCTGAACGATATACATATGTGTCATAAGCAGATCCGCCGCCATGAGTACCATCAGCAGTAGTGGAAAATGTAAATGGATGACCACTATTAGAGGAATCCGAAACATCAAATACATAAACTGCTTTTCTTGATGTATCAAGAACTGGTGCCAACGAACCATCAATGAAATACTTATTGCTATCTGCAGATACTCCACTTGAAGCAACGGTATAAGTGTCAGAAGCACTAACAATTGTTAATGTATCGCCGTCAGTAAATATTGCACCTACTAAATCACTAATTGTAATAGTATTTGAACTTACTTCAACAATCGTGGCACTGGAAGTTCCATTACTAACTTCTGAACCAACAAGAACATCCGCAGCGAATGTAGTGCTTGCAGTAATTACATGGACGTTTTGAACTGTTACTACTCTATTATAAAAATCGGCAGTAATTCCTTTTGTCGGAGAAAGGTTAATCTGCGAACCTTGGAAGAATTTACCTGGGATAATTGAGGTGTAAGTACCTTGAAGTTGACTGGTAGCAGGTTGTGCTGATCTTGCCTTATACGAGAAAGTTGTAGTGCTGGCAATTGATTGAATTAGATAAGCACCTTCCGCAGTAAGAGATGATAATCCAGTTACTGTAATAGGAACACCAACCTGTAAGTTGTGATCATACTGTGTCGTTACAGTAATAATTTCACTTCCACTAACTGATTCTACTGACAGAATATACGGAATTGTTGTATCGGCAGTAGATGCATAGAATGAAGGGATATTATTAATAGTCTGGAGAGTTTCCCACTTGGAAGACTGAGGACCATATTCAAAGTCAGTATCAATTAAGTTTTCTGGATTAGATACTCTAAACTTAGAAACAGCATCAACATATGTTTCTGATGGTTCAATATTTACATAATCTTGCTCGTAGAAAATTTGTAAATCATCGCTAGATGACATTAAATTACAATTGTATGTCAATACAAATGTAGTTTCATCAGTTGATACATCATAAGATCTGGATTCCAGTCCTAAAAATGCATCAGAAAATGTATAGATCGTTTCATTTTCGGTTACATTGGTGATTAAAAGTAATCTTTTTGTTGAGATATTTCCTTTTACCTTAACACTATTTGTGCTAGGTGTGAAAGTGAAATAATGTACTAGATGCTTTGCCATTTGTTAATTCCTTACTTTTATATAATGTTTACTAGATAAGACATCACGCGCCTAAGGCTATTGCCAAAGCAACAAGACTTCGTTGGGTTGCTAATTGATAACCACCCGCTCTCACGCCATCATGCACCACTGCAGTATTCCTATCAGTGTCAACCGTGATTTCCCCTTCTGCACCAGTAAAAGTCTGATGTTGAGTGGTGGTTCCTCTTCGGAATTGGACTTGAGTAGTCATTGAGAAGTAATCCGTATCTTTTTCTTCTTTTATTTATAAGAATAATTATATTATCGTACTGAATATTCTTATGGGACTGAAGAGTTTTAAAACATTGACAGATGAACCACTCAGAACAAACTTCGCTGTTTCTGGTTGAGTAACTCTAGTAACACTTCCTGGGTTATTTCCAACAACAGTGAATAGATTGACAGATCCTGGGGTTTCAATATCAATTGCTCTCGCTTCAGCAGCGCCATTGAATGTTGAGAATGTGCCAGTTCCAAGGTAAGCATATGTCTGTCTAGCAATTGCTTTGCCACTAGTTGATACATATGCGAATACTGTCTCACTACGAGTATTCTTAATATCAGATGCTTCACCTGAAATTGCTGCACTTCCAGAAGCATCATAATTTCCTTCAGTAAAGCTTTCTGCAGCACTACCACTTGGTTTGAAGAGAACGGTGCTTTCAGAAGTAATTGTTCTGGATTCTGCAGCACCATTGAATGTTGAGAGTGTTCCTGATCCAACATATGCAACTGCCGCGACAGGAATAGCATTGCCACTAATGAATATAGATTCAGAACCAGCAAAATCTCTTGCTCTAGTAACAACACCACGTCCTTCGACAGTGTAGAGAAGTGTATTTTGAGGAAGATTAGTTGTAGTAGATTCGGTAGCACCACCAATTCCAAAGAGTGAACCTTTACCAGTATAAATTCTGGTTGATACTACACCACCATCACCATAGACAAATGTTTCTCCACCATCAGGAGTAAAGGATCTAGTTCTAATTCCAACAGCAGAACCAGTAATTTCAAACAGACCGGTTTCAAGATCAGGTGAAATAACACTTGCTTCTGATGCTCCACCAATACCGAATAGTGATCCGGCACCAACAAAAGATCTGTCTCTAACAATATTGGCATCACCAATAAAGTTAAAGAGACCAGTAGATTCTTCATCTACTGTTACTGCTTCGGCAGCACCATTGAATCCGAAGAGCGAACCTTCACCAGCATAAGGTCTTGCGAATGCTTCATCCAGATTATCACTGATAGTAACATTACCTTCAGCAATAGCAGATCTGACGAATGCATTTGCTTCTCCGCCAGAAGCGTTGAATAGAACAGTGCTTTCTGCTTTGGAGATTGCTGTAACTTCTGCTGCACTTCCTGCACTGAAGAGTGAACCCTCTCCTTGATATGCATTTGTAAGTGTTTCTTCAGCAGTTCCAGAAACAATATTTGTTCCTGAACCTTCATGTGCGCGAACGATGTTTGCTGATCCTGAACCAGATGGAATGAACAGAACTGTGCTTTCTGGTGCAAGAATTGTTCTTGCTTCTGCGGCAGATCCGAAACCAAATAGTGATCCAGAACCAATATGTAACAGCGAGAACAGAACGATTGGAGTTCCACTTGCCCTGAATAGAACTGTATCTGTTGATGGATTGAACCCAAGAACTTCACTGGATCCATTGGCAGTAAATAATGTTCCAGAACCATTATAATTAAGAGTGATCTTGAGATCTGGAGTGCCATCAAATTTGAATACTTCAACTTCAGGATTAGTGAAGATGTTGAATCTAAGTTGAAGTTCAGGAGTACCAGAAATTCTGGGTGAACCATCAGGACGTGATGTCCATGCTGGATTCCATTTAGAAGCAGCAGTACCAGAAGCAGTATAAAGAACTGTATCTGTTGTTGGATTATAACCAGCTACTTCTGTAGCACTATTAAATGTGAATAGTGAACCAGAAGTTCCTGGATCTCTATCATCACCATAATATCCATAAACATTAACTTTCTGAGATACTGATATACCAGCAACTGTTGCTGATCCACCGATCTTGCCATATATGGAGTTAACATAACGTGGTGATGGTCTATACTGTCTCCACTCAAATCCTTCATTAGGTGTAAGAATTCTGAGACTGACATTGGATTTATTACCGAAGTAAGATCCACGGAAGAATTCGCCACCAATACCGCTGAGGGTAATTGGAGATTCAAAGGAACGTCCTCTCCAATGTGGACGGAATCTAACCGCAGCATTAGGAGCAAGAGGTGTATCCTCTGGATATTTGATATTTCCAGATCCGATCTCAACCTTGACATGCTTCTCAGCTGCGCCACCACGCATTTTGAGCAAGAAGGTTTCTTCAGGTGTCTGAGCAATGAATGCTTCGGCAGCACCGCTGGCACCAAACAGAGATCCACTAGAGAATTCAGAGAATGTCTGTTTGTGACCAATGTCTCCACCAGCAATTTTGAAGAGACCAAATGGGTTTTCTGTTCCAGGAACATCAAAGATAAAACCATAATTAGTAACAGGAGGTACAAATTCATTACCTACTGAACCATAATCACCATTTGTAGATGCGGCATCAGTAATACTTCCACTATCGAGATTTGGATCAATATTACTATCTGTGTAAGATGTTCTAATTGATTCCGTAGTATATGAGAATACTGCCTTCTCAATTCTGTCTCCGATATGGAACAGTGAACCAGAACCAGCGTAGTTGCCCTTAGCAAATCTTTCTGTAAGGTTGCCAGTAAAGTTGAACAATACTGTGGTCTCTGGATAATCATCTGTTCTCCTTTCAATTCCACCGTTGAATGAGAATAGTGATCCACTACCAATCTTAGTAAAGCACTGCTGCCACTTATCAATGGAATCGCCAGTGATATTAAACAGACCGAATGGTTGAGTAGTTTCAGTAATTACTATCTCACCATTATCAACTTCACCTTCATTAGATGCAGAACTTACTATTCCGTAATCAGTAGATAAAGTAGCATTTGATGCAATAGACTGATAATCTTCAGCAGTTTCAACAGTCTCTATCGAAGAATTATTGTATGAGAATACTGCCTTCTCAATTCTGTCTCCGATATGGAACAGTGAACCAGAACCAATGAAAGGTCTAGTTCTTGCTGTTTCAGCATTACCGGTAAGTTTTCCTTGTTCGTAAGGACGTGATCTCCAATGTGGACGGAAACTAAAGTCGGCAGGATCTTGCTGTTCGTTGAAGATCCTAATGCCACCTTCTTTGGAACTATAAGGTCCACGGATAAAGAATGTTGCGGCAGCACCTTGGAAACTAAACAATCCGGTATTAGGTTGTATAGTGTCAATAATTAATATCTGACCATTATCAAATTCACCTTCAGTGACTATACCAGTGACAGAACCATAATCAATATTGGTAGATGTTGCTGATGCAATAGAACCATAGTTTCCACCTAGAGTGAATTCAACTACTGATGATTCATTATAATCATATGTTGCACTTTCGAGTTTGTCTCCAATATGGAAGAGTGAACCAGATGCAATGAAAGGTCTAACCTGAGCATATGTATTGAACTCTCCGTCTGGAGCATTTCTAAGTTTTGGAGGATTTGTTGTAGTAGTATCAGTTCTCCAATGTGGGCGGAACCTAAAGTCAGCAGGATCTTGCTGTTCGTTGAAGAGCCTAATTGGAGGACTTGGACGATTCCAATTGAATGTTGGGAAGAAGTCTTCGGATGCTGATCCACCAAACTCAAATAGTTTTCCAAATGGATTGAGACCTGTTCCATTAATTAAGATAGATCCATAACTAATACTAGGATCATAATCAGCACCCACAGAACCATAATCTGTAGATTGTGTGGCACTATTTGTGATTAATCCATCATCAGTTGGTTCTTCATATGTTATAATTGAAGAACTATTATAAGCATATACTGTCTTCTCTACACGATCTCCAATGTGGAAGAGTGATCCAGAACCAATGAAAGGTCTGCTGAAACTATCAGTATCTCCACCAGAAGTATTGAATAGAACTGTAGATTCACCAGCCTGAGAAGTAAACTGGAGATTACTATATCCACCAGTAATTCTAATCTCAGCAGTAGCACCGGGATATGCTCTTGGATTGGAGTGAGCAATGTCACCACCAGTAACTTCAAATAATCTTCCAAATGGATGTATGGTATGTGGTATTGCTACCTGACCGTAATTTGTTTCTCCTACAGAAGTTTGAGTAACTTGACCATAATCAGATGTAGATCCGAAAGAAGATAGTGATCCGTTATCAATAGGATCTTGTACTACAGCAATAGAACTATCATTGTAATCAAATACTGCTCTCTCATCATTCTGACCGGAAGTAATGAATGAACCAGTTGTATCATAGTTTCCTATAACGTATTGCTCAGGCATTGTGCCTGATAATGTAAGAACACCAAAACCATTTACAATATAAACTTGCGCTGCTGGTTCTACAAACTGAATTGAAACGTTACCACTAATATTAATTTCACTTTCACCACGATATGCTCTTGGATTAGCATGTGCTCTGTCTCCACCAGAGACGTTGATTGTTCCGAACTTAGTGAAATCTGTATTAAATCCACCGTAATTTAATTCACCTGCACTGACAGGACTGGAAATTGGTCCATAATTCTCTGTAATTGCAGCAGATTGATTAATTGTTTGATAATCTTCTACCTGAAGAGACTGATATTCTGATCCTACTATCTGAGTATCATAAGCAAATACTGCCCTTTCGTCCTTCTGACCAATTTCAAATAGTGATCCACTTCCCTGATATGTTGCTCGGGTGAATGAATCTGGATTGATTGAATTGTAAATATTTAAACCAACACCAGTCAGTTTAGATGTCTTTACAATATAGATTTGTGGGGTTGGTTCATCTAACTGGGAACTTTCTTGCCCAGAGATATGAATGTTGCCAGAACCAGCCCATGCTTTAATTCTGAAATTACTACTATTAAATCCTTCTAGTGAGAATAACCCGTAGGGTCTGCCATCTCCTAGTAAGATATCACCGTTATCAAATTCTCCTTGATCAGCAATATCAGTTACTTGTCCATAAGATATAGAAGAACCTACAGCAGCAGGGACTAGTCCATAGTCAACGATACTACCATAGGTCTGTATTGAGTCTTCTGTGAATTTATGCGTTACGCTGCTCTCAGCGCCACCAGAAACCCTCAGAGGACCAGATGATCCTATCCATGGGGCAACCATCCTCTCGCGTCCGTCAGCGATCTCAAAGAGGGTTCCTGAACCGGTCCAGGCTTGTTTTCTAACTACTATTGCTTTTTGATATAACTTAATCGGTTCTGGTTTCGATACGAATACTACTGTAGCTGCAGAGTCTGTAGTATTGGAAACCTTAAATGTGCCGAACGGATAAGTTGTTTCAGTAAAATTAATTTCTTGATAATCTTCTTCAGTAAAGAAGTTAACTAATATATCACCAGTAACAATATAATCACCAGAAACTACTAAATCATACGCGGTCTCACCATTATCGACTGTGGATGTAGGCGCATCTCCAAGAGATCCTAAATCCGTAGTTACATAATGGTTTACGTTTGATGTATTGTAGTTAAATATATTCATTAATGTTTTTTCTCATTAAAAGGGGGGACATAATCCCCCCGCAAAAACAAATAATAAAAAGTCGTATACTATATATCAGTCGAGGCTGACGTTCAATGTGATCTTGATTTGGTCACCGTTGTTCTGAATGGGGTATGGACCATTTGTAAATCTTTCAGCAAACATGATGCTGCTATAAAGAGTAAGATCGCCCGTTCCTTTCAAAGCAGGAGTTGTAGTGAATGTATTAGCATCATCTACAGAGAAGATTGTGTATGTAGCAGCAACTGTGCCAGTGTTTGTTGAACCCTGTGCGATGTAAATAACATCACCAGCAACCAAACCATGAGCGGTAGCAGTTACTTTACTATACTCAAGAGTGATTGATGAGTCAGTAGCAACCTGAATGTTATCAATGAGAGCGTTATTCAAATAGACGATTCTATTAAGAAGATCGATACCAATGATAACGGTATTTGATGCAACGCCATTATTACCAGTAACATCCATTCCAACTGTGATGTCGTCCATGACAGCAGCAACATCAGGAAGAGTGATGAAGGTGTTACCAACAACACCATTACATGGATTTGTATTATCACCCTTAGTAAGGGTAGTTCCTGCAGAAGCACCGGCAGCATCACCTACACCCTGAATTGTCAGAGGCATGTTATTAGCACGAGCCAAGTAATAACCATAAACATTACCAGCAGCAGCGGTAAACGTAAAGGTTTGCTCGGGATAGGTAGCAGTAGTAACTCCACCACTGAAGTTAATTGTTCCTGAAACAGCACCAGCGTTAGCAACTGTGAGAACAATTGTTGAACCAGAAACTCTAGATACCTTACAAGCAGCGCCGATACCAGTACCAGAAACGAGGTTTCCGACACTAATAGTTCCAGTTACTGAAGATACAGTAATTGTGAACTCAGCAGCAGTTCCAGCGCCAGTTCCTGAAGCAATAGGATCTCCAGCAGTAGCAATCGCCCAGCGATTACCATTTAAAAGAATACCATAGTTAGCATTATATGATTGATCAGCACGGTTGTTATCTACTAAAGGATAACCTGTGTCAACTGCTGATCCATAACCATTAGTGTTGCCATCAGCATAAGGCTCATAGTAAGCGGATGCTGAAGGAACATCACCTTCTGCAGGGGTTGTGTTTGATGTGAAAAGCTTTAGAGTTAAGTTTCTAGGGATTTGATGAGTAGCATTCAGCAAATAGCGAAGTGACTCTACCTCACCAATATTAGGTACTAAAAGTGCCATTTAAAGTGTTCCTCCACGGAAAATTCGTTTTATCTGTTTATATTTATAATTTTACTCAAAGTAAAATTATTATAATTCTACTTTCAGAGCGATAGCAAAATTACTGATTGATACTGTAGTATTTATGACTTCATATTGTATAATGTCACCTGCGTTTAACTGAGTCGTCCATCCTGTCAAATCAACATCAGTATTCTTATTGGTAGTTACAAGTTGTGGAGTATTACCCGCACAAATTGATACGACGTTAGGATAGTCAGCGAAAGTAGATTTTCTCAAATCTACTTCTAATGTTCCATCTGCATCAGCAAGTAAAACCCATGATTTAATAGTACCAGTAACATCAATAGTCAAGTAACCTTTGTTGCCTGTAGTCATTGGTCGTGAACCATTATCTACAACATAATTAATTGTTCTTGTCAGATCAGCAGTGTTAGCAAGAGCGATACCAAAAAAAGGAACACTAGTGCTAGCGGGTGGTGTTGCAAATACAATCTGATTTCCAGATATTGTATATCCAACTCCAGGTTGAAGAATAGTACTATCAACCGAAATAATCAGTTGTTGATCATTCAATGGTTGATATGATTCACCAGAAGTGCTCAAGTTAAACACTGTTTGAGTACCATCAAATTGCGAAGCAAGATCATCCAGAATTAAATTCTGATATTGAACACCTTTTACTGGCGCTTCATAATTAAGACCAATACTATAAGGATCGGTCGCCCCTTGAGTTACAGTAAAATTTGTAGTATTAATTTCGTAATTCGGCACTATACTGTCACTCCTGGTGTTACTGTTGCAATCCCTTCAATAAATCTAGTTTTATTTCCAGTCGCTGATGTCAGAACAATATCATAAACATATCTTCTTGACTTCAATGTAGTTGTAACAGTATCCGACAAATCAATTCTAATTATACCACTACTTCTATTGACGAAAGTAACTGCAAAATCTGTTGCAGCACTGGTTGTGTAATAACTAGTCTTCAGTTTAGCAGCAGCAGTGAAACCTAAAAGATTGACTGGTGCGCCATCCGAATTTTTGATAGTAAAGGTTGCTGAAAAATCAGTCCCTTGTTCTATCACTAAGTTAAGTGTAATTGCGGACATATACAAAAAAAGACCTTCCTTGTTATTTATAAGGAAGGTCAGTATTTATATTATTCTACTTCTGGAGTTGCTACTTCCGGTTCTACAGTTTCCTCAGGTGGATCCATCAGATCGATTGCCTCAAGAGCACCTTTGAGTTTTAAAGCAAGTTCTTTCTTTGCTTCGACTTGTGCTTGGAGATTTTTGATCTCTTCGATGGCACTATTGAATTGTTGTGTGAAATTTTCACGCAGTGTTGCTGCTTCCATGTGGTTCCTCAGTTTCAGTTGTAATTATACTACAATTTATTTAGTCTGTCAATCAGACTCTGTAAACTCCGCCAAAATATAAATGAGCGCCACTAAGTCCATTATACCAATTACCCTTCACTGAGGTGCCACTTCCAGTTTCATAAAACTGAATCACCGCGCTTCCAGATTGTCCTGATATGTATATATTGGGCATGGTAAATCCGGTGGTGAAAAATCCAGTGTTGTATGCGAAAGATGAATTTCCACCCTCAGTACCAGCAGGAGCATACGGAAGTCCAAATATTGCTACTGAATTACCAGTATTTGTTCCTGTTGCACAAATCGTTATCCAATAATATAAAAGATTTCCAATTCTAATATAATTGCCACCATTAAAATTAGGGCTAGTATAGACTGGAGAAGTAATTGCATTACCATAATATGGAATAAAAGTTCCTACTTCGTAATGGTTAAAACTTGAGGATGTTTTAACTACAAGGTTTCCAACCGATGAAACTGCTTGACCAGGAAACTCCATAGCGCCACTCTGGTCAAAAGTCATACCTGCAGTGGCACTTTGATTAAAGTGGAATTGTATTTTAGCGTCTGCACTAGTAGAAGAGTTTGCATATAATCTTAAACTCTTCGTGCCATCATCATATCCAAGTTGTCCACCATTTCCAATTGTTGGCAGAGTGTATTGAGTTATGCCATTGGATGTAACTGTCCCACCAAACGTGGCGTTGCCATCGCTATTTAAAATAATTGTTCTATCACTTAAAGTTGCACCGTTTCTAAAGACCTCATAGACAGTACTACCATCATCACGCCTAACAGTGGTGGCGGTGTTGTATAAAATAGTACCCTGACCAGCTGGTGCTGCAGTTCCTAAAGTAACTGCTCCAGCAAACGTGGCGCTGCCATTTCCTGAGATAGTAGTGCCAACAGTCGTCGCATCTGCGCCATACATCGTAATGCTAAACGGATCACCACTACCTCCAGCGTTAAATAAGGCACGCTGCTCATTTCCATCAGTAGCAGACGTATTAATCTTAAAGTTGCCATGCAAAGTTAATGGTTCAGAAGGAGAAGTGGTGCCAATCCCCAAATTCCCTGCTACATTAAAACCAATATTAGTTTCCCACGATCCACTGGTATTATTATAAGTAATAGTCTTATCAGTAGTTCCTTTCAGTGTAATTCCGCCACCGTCGGCTGTAGCATCAGAAGGTGATGCACTACTTCCAAGTTCAATATTCTTATCTTCTACTGTTAAAGTAGTTGTATCAATGACTGTTGATGAACCCGAAATATCAAGGTTACCTACAACATAAAGATCTTTATAAACAATAATTCTTTCAGATGAATCAGTCGTCTGAAGTTGAACGTAAGTATTAGATCCTTCCTTAATAGCAAGAGCGTTTGTTGTATTATCTTTAATAGTAATGTTTGTTCCTGAATTTGAAAGATTTACATTTTCAGAAACCTTTAGTGAATTGTTAATTACTGTTTCACCAGCAGCATTAGCAGCCCCAATTCTTACATCACTATTAGAAATCAATAGATCAAAAGTATTTTGTGATGATAGAAGTTCACCACCATTGACGTTTAAATCACCATCCAAGACGGTATCATCAGATCTAATATTAAAGTTACTGTTTACTCCAGTGCTTCCAAAAGTGCTAAGACCAGTGGTCACACTCGAAGCAGCACCAAAAGCATTGACTGTTGTTGCTATCGTATTAAAAACATTGATACTAGTTCTTGATGTTGTAATATTATCATTTCTGATAGCAAGACTGCCAGCAACATTAGCACCTATTGTAATATCGGTTGCGCCCATAAGGACCGATGCAGTAGTAACATAATCATTGAAAATAGTTGCTGTCGTTACAGTACTAGGATCAACCTTAATAATACCTGAATTTACTGAAAGATTTCCAGTAAGTGTAGTATTCAAATCTACTTCTAATGTATCAATAGAAGCAGTTCCATCAATCCATAAATCATTCCACTGTTTTGTTGAAGAACCTAAGTTATAGTTTGCTGTGCTATCAGGAACGATACTTGATTGAACATCTGCATTAATTACAATATTATCAGTATCAAGATCACCGAATGTTAATGTACCTCCAGTTCCAGATCCTGCTCTAAATGTAATATCTCCATCTACTTCTAAATTACCGGCGACGGCAAGACTAGTAGATAATCCTAATTTATTAGCATCTACTTTATAAAATCCTTGACCTGCATCCCAGAATAAACTTGGTGATGCTAGTGTGCCGTCATCCATCCCAATGGTTTGATTTGATAAATCAACGTCACCAGTGATGACCTCATTGATTGCAGTGACTACAACATTTGTCGGAGTTAGTAATAAACTTGCATCTCCCACGTCAGCGCCGATGAGATTAAGCATCAGGCGCTGTTGCTCGAATGTAAAACTAACTAATACTTCTCTAATTGCCATTTGTAAGTTTCTTTAGTAACTGCTTGATTTCATCAAGGTCTTGCTTCAAAGTATTTATCTCGTTTCTCATGCCAGTTCTATTTTGCTTGGCTTTCATATATTTTTCATATTCCGAACGATTGGAATTGATCACAGCACCACTTTGTGTATCACGATATAAGTTGCTGTGACCTTCTACTTTGACCTTATCCATTATGAGTGAGCGATAGCACGAATGTCTTCAATTCTTGGAGCAAGTGATGGATCATTTCCAACAAACACAATTTTAATTGCAAATGATGAGAATGGTTTCAGATTATCTACGCTATAAGCATATTCCAGATATGAACCTAAATCTTCTACTGATGGAGAGAAAGATTTAAGATTACTTGGAATTACAGTATTCGTATTGTCTGAGTATCCTGTGCCATTGAAGGCTTCCCATGAGATATTCTTGAAATCATCAGAACTGCCATCAGGTCTTACTTTATAGTAGACTTTGATATTTTTATTATCAAACATATTTGCAGTAATCTTACAATCAAGAGATGTTCCTGGAGTTTCTAATGTTACCTCTTTAGTGAGATACTTAGAAGATGAAGAACTGTTGAATGAATCTTCACCCACAAATAAGAACCCATTAGATCCAGTGATTCCAGTAATAGATCTATCCGTTACCGGAGATGTTCCTGTGTTACTATCATCAATAATATCACCAATTGCGAATAAATTCTCAGTAGTAACTTTGACTTTCAGTGATCCGGTTCCTGAATCCCAACCAATAACAATACCAGATTTAAGTGTGGTAGTAGATAATGTTGCGGTCACCGCACTCTGAGTAACAGGGTTGCCTGCAACAAAAGTGCCAGTAATATCAATTAATTTTAATGTGCTATTTGCTAAATCAACATCAACAATTTGACCTGACGCCCCAGAAGCTGTTTGCACTAGTCTAGTAGAAGTATCAATAGTATTGATAAAATCACCACCACTAGAATTTGAATATACAAAGACTCCTGTAGAAACTACATCAGGACTAACAGTTGATACTGTGTAGTCTGAACTTGCATCTACAGTCAAAGTTTGAGAAACAGTACCAAATCTATCTTCTTTACCAGTCGGATTATCCATTCTGGAAGAAACCGTAATCAAATTACATCTATTAGCATCAAGCACTGGTGTGATATTATCTTTTGATGTCTTAAGTGAAATAGTCTGAGTTACAGATCTTTCCCCATTCATTAAAGATGATTGACCTCGGTATACTTCATTAACCGTTGAAGCAATTACTCTACTTTCTTCAAAGTAATAATTATCATTGGAAGTAATAGAGTAGGTAGGAGAAATTTTATATTCATTAGTTGTATTTGAGTCAACTGGTTTGCCATAAACAGTTTTGATATTCTGAGAAACTGTTGATGATGGAAAACTTAGAAGAGCAACTTGCGGAGAAACGATTTGATACAACTTATTAGTGGTTGCTGTCATTGCATTTCCACCCCCAGAACCACTTCCAGACATAGCGACATTAGCAGCATTCCAAAGAGTAGTATCAATAAAAATGCAATACTCATCGATACCAACATTACTAACCGAATGCAAACCATTGATTAATGTTACAGGAACTCCAAAAATACCATTTTCTGCACCAGCACCAACAGCATTATCAATTATGACAAAATCACCTTCTTTCATACCATGATTGGGTTGATTGACACGAAGAATTTGTTGATTGGAACCAAATAGTGCTGAAGTTCCTAAAGTATCATCAACAGAAATAGCATTATTAGGAAGATCTACATTATCCAAATCATCATTTATCAACTCAATATTTGCTGTTCCTGCGGTATTAAATACACATCTGTTAGCAACAAATTTAAGGTCTTGTAATTTATCTTCGACCCACGCTGAAGAATTCTGTGACTTATACAGGGCTCCTACATTTGGTTGAGCTGCTGCAGCGATACCACTATTTAAAAGTGTATCACCTACTACTGAACTGTATAAACTATAATCCTTAGATGATGTAGTTACAACTACAGCATACACTGCATCATTTTGTAGATAAACAGGTGACTTAAAATTAAACTTAGTTTTATTGGAAGCATCAGTTGAAGATGAAATTCCCATTCTAACAGCTGGATTTGTAACTTTAAATACCGCTGTAGCAGATGCTAAACTGTCACCACCATTAATAATTACGGTAGGCGCGGTATAATAACCAGATCCTTTATTAGTTAGATTAACCTCATAAACTTTGC